TATTCTTTTTTAAAGTTTCTAATTCCAACTTTTATTTCTTCTGCAGTTAATTCAGTTAGTGAACCTGTTGAGAAGGAAGTATCATCCCAACCTATTCTAACTTTTGGTTGATGAATGGTATTTGTTTCTTTACTAAAGAATCTTAGAATACCATAATCATTTGAATCATTTTCTTTACTAAATGGTAATTTTACAATAATACCATCATTAACAATAGAACCATCTATCCAGTCATTCATTATTTCTTTGATATCCATATAGACATCGGTAGTAGTATATTCAAAATTTTGTAATGAAGAAGATGCGTAATAAAAAGTACCACCCTTTCCTTCATATGAACCAGTAGATACATCAGAAAACTCAGATGTTTGTAACCATCTAAGTGAACTATCACCTTCTCTATTGTTCCAAGTTACACCACTTGTAGTGATATCATCAAATCTAGTACCATTACCCATTTCCCAACTTTGTGAAATTGGATATGCTTCTAATGTAAACTCTAATGGAAGTTCTTCTGATTCGGTTTCTTTTAATATAAGAGTAGCTTCAGACATAGTTACTGAACCATCTGCTATACTTGATGATAGTGGTACTACATCAAATTTAAGAAGTGCTCTGGATACATCTTTGATGTTACCATAGTAAACTTTACTAACTTCTAATACCTCATCTAAACCACAATTCTGGTCAGGTTGTTGTAAGTACACCGATGCATCTTTTGATGCTGTTAAAAAATAGTATGCCATTATCTTGCCCTCCCTTTAATGTCCGAATCTGGATATTTAACTTCGAAAACCGATGGGTCTAAAGATGGATATAAAATCTTATCTTTAATCGCCGCTTCTATATTGTATGAGTTTGGTGAATATTGACCACCACATTTATTTACAATTTTTAATTTTGGAACTGAACTGACTCCTTCAACATTTGCTACAATTAATTCTAATTCAGAAATATTAATTGTATTATTGAAAGTCCAATTATCAATATTTAGATAATCTTTTAATTCAGATATACAATTTGCAATTACCTCAGATTTGTTGTAGTTTTTAAATGTAATAATTTCAAACTCAACTCCAATGTTTATAATAAAACCATCATTTATATTTACACCATCAGTTAAAATTTTATATTCTGAAAGATATGTTTTTAAATTTTCTTTTACCGCTCTGTTTAGATTAGTTAATTTTTTATCAGAATCATAACCTAATAAATAAAGGTTGATAGCAAATGGATTGTTCTTTTCATTATCATTTGATGTCTTTCCAATTAGAAATTTCTGAAGTTCTTGTTTGACACTTCTTCTATCAGGTTCTTCCGAATCTGGCTTCTCTACAAAACTCATCACTAAATCAGTAAACTCTTGTAAAGCTTTTGGTGAACTTAAAATAGATGATGGTGAGTTATTATCTAATGTACCATCTGCCGTAGCGTATGCCTTTGCTATCGAACCGAACTTAGTTGGCATCGATAATGCTCTTACTTGATAATCTTTGGCAGTTACTGCTCTATTCTGAGAACCAAAGTTTGCTAAAGCGTTTTGTCTAATCTCTTCGATTGTATCTCCACCTTTACCACCAGTTGCTGGAACTTCGTTATCTACTGCTAATGAATTTTTAGTAGAATTATAAATTGCTAATTGATTTGGTGTAAATAATGTTGTATCCTCTTCATATTCAGCATTACTAATTCTTGTTATAGTATTTTTCTTAACATTTGATTCTACACCACCACCAACTAAATACTTTACAGTGATTGTTGTATTTGATGGAGATGCACCATATGTTTTTGTTTTTAAAAAGTTTGTTGGGTCAAATGATTCTTCTAATTTAGAAATAGAATTAGGTAATCCCAATCCAACATTTTTTAGATTTGGTATTAATGTTTCATCATTTGATGTAGGGTCTCCAGCACCAAACTGAATAGTTGTTGTACTATCAGTATTAATTTGTTTTACAAATCTACGAGATGTTTTAAGTGTATTTAAGATATAAGGAACTGTTGATTTAAATTGATATAAATCCGGGTCATTATTCTCAGTATTTGGATAATCAACAAATACTAACTCTTGTGCTAAGTAAGGAACTTCATAATATTTGTTACCATTCGAATCTCTTACATCGTAAACATCAATTACATTAGTATCTGTTAAATTAATACTTTGAAATTCTTTAAAAGAACCAAATGTAAACTCTTCGGTTTTTACTTCAGCTGAAATTGCTTTTACTAATTTTTTTACTAAATAAAAAGAAGTTTCACCACTTACAGAATCCGTTTGATATATTGTTATTTCTCTATCTGTTGAATCTGAGAAATCTACAACATCTTGTGTTATAAAAGAAACTCCATTATTTGATTCCAATAACATACCTTCTTTTATCTTTAAAAGATATGTTTCATCATATGTGTTATTAGCACCAGTTCCAGTTGAAGGAACTAATTGATAAACTGAAAGAGTTGTTACTGCTGGGGATGATACTTTTGGTTTGTACCCTAAGTATTGTGAAAGTGCTATGACATTTTCAATATCATCCGCATGAACCATTAATGATTCTTTTAAAGTATCATCAACATAATATGAAAGTGAATCACCAATGTAAGATGCCATTTCTATAAACATCATACCAGGCGATGATTCATTAAAATCTGAATATGTGGTAGGGAAATAAGTTTTTGCGAACTCAATCAGATTATTTCTGAAATCATTGAAATCTTTATTGAGGTATTTTATATCCTTACCCCTATTCTTAAAGTTCTTTGTTGTTTTTGTAATTGCCATATCTTATTATCCCTGAACAGTGAATGTTAGAGTCTCTAAATTAATATCATCTCCTATTCTAAATTTAATCGAAACATTTAATCTATTGTTATCTCTCAACTCATTAGTTGATTCAATATCAATTTCTTGAGCCGTAACATAAGGTAACCATTGTTCTAAACTTTCGTTAATGGTATCTTCTATTCTACCTTCTAAATCATCTACATTTGGTTCAAACAATAATGATTGTAAACCACTTCCAAATTCGGGTTGTAAAATACGTTCCCCCTTTTTAGTAAGTAGAAGATTTTTAATATTTGATTTGACTTGGTCTTTGGTTAGGAAAGATTGTTCGAATGTATTCTCACCAAAAGTTAATGGTAAGGTGATACCAATTGCATAATTTGCATATTGTGTGGTATCTTTAACAATCTTTCTACCAATTTCAACAGCCATAATCTATATTACATTCCCGGTCTCCAAGGACCTTTCTTTTTATCAATCGCTTTCATCAAGCTACTATAATCTCTATTTAGTGCTTTATCTAATCCAGCGTTTCCAGTCTGAACACCTAAACCTTGTTTTGGTGCCATATTTCCGTAACCCATTTGTTGTGCTATATTTTGTGAACCCAATGTATGAGTTGAGGTTGAATTAAAATTCAATGTATTAGATGATATCTCATTTGGTGCACCAGCATAAGATGGAACTCCATTAGATTGTCTTTGTGCTGAACTAAATGGTTGAGTTTGATTCAACACTTCATTTAACACAGGATTATTACTCAAAGTTCTTTGTGTCTGAATTGGTTCTTCAACCACATCCTCATCCATAAAAGAAGGTTCTTTTGCTACTTTGGGTTTTTTGATAGCTTCTCTTAATTGTTTGTTTTCTTTCAACAATTTAGCCATCTCCTTTTTAACACCTTCTTTAACTAGCTTTGGAAGAACTACTTTGATTTCTTCTGCTACTATGATTTGTATTGCTTTTACTAATTTATCTGTATCCATTATTAAAATGTTTTCCTTTCTATATAAATATTTGTTTTGGGTTTTTTTAATTTTTAATACAATCTGGCCTTATTGCTACTAATTGTTTCTTAAATTCCTCTATTTGTTTATTGATATTTAACTCATCTTCCATATCATCTGGTAAAGAAGTACCCACTACATTTTCAAATGAAGTATCTCCACCCAATATATCCTCTTCATACTCCTGAGTTGGTCCTAATTCATTTAATGGTGTATTATCGGTTTGTTCTATTACAGGTGGTTCACTACCATCTTCAGATGGAAAGTTGATATTTGGAATTGGAATAACTGGTGGAATCAGATATCCAGTCCAAGGTATTATAGCTGGACCTGGTATCGGAGATGGGGCTGATGGATATAGTGATACTGTTTGTATAAATCCTCCAATAGAAAATAAATGAACAATAGCAGCAAGTATAAACATACTTACCATAATTTCTTGCTTTCTAGCAGGTTTCAATGGTGGATACATTGGCCACACACCAACATTACTTACTATATTAGAAGTTACTTGTAAATTTTGTATTGTACCTGGGGCTGGAATAATTGGTATAGGAAATGGATTCATCTGAGCACCAGCCCAATATGCTTTTACTCCGTTTCCAAATTCATTTGGTAATGAAAAGTTTTGACCAGGTGGAGTTGTTAATCCTTTTAATAATGCAACTCTAAATAGAGTTTTCATTATATCTAAATTACCTCTCTGAATTGATTCGAAATTGATAAAATCTTTTCCTCTTTTTACTGCGGCATCATATTCCTCTGCCCAAATAGTTGCCACTTCATTTACTGTCAAAGATGGATTTGTATTTGGGTTTGTTTTCCTTAATATATTTCTTTTAAATAATCCCCAAGACATTTTTATCTTATTAAATCAGTTGGGTTTGGTAAATCTATATCTGGTATCTTTACCTCTGGTACTTTAGGTAATTCAATGTTGGGAATTTTGGGAACTTCTAAATTCGGAACATTTGGTAACTTTGGTATCTCAGGTATTGGTGGTAAATTAGGTGGAGTTGGTAATTTGGGTAATCCTTTTTTCTCCTTTGGGTTTTTTTCAACTTGCTTTTTTCTAAACTTTGGAATTGGTGGTAGTTTAGGTAATCTAATTTTTGGTAATTCAGGTAATTCTGGCTTTTCAATATTTTTTATGTTTTTAACCGAATCAACAACACCCCTTGCTTTATCAACACTTTCCTTTACATTAGAAACATTTTTTATAGCAATGTTTTCTATTAAATCTTTTTTAGCTGACTTTACTGTACTTTTTATGTTTTTACCAAATGCCATAATTATTTTATTTGTACATGATTACTTAACATTGTTTGTAATTTGGCTTTCAATGTTGTGAATTGTGCTATATTAGTTGGACCAGGTGATGATGGTCCAGCTGGAGTTAGATATATTTGTTGAGTTATTAAATCTATCATTTCGCCCAATAACTGTACCAAAGTTTCACCTTTAGCTACCGCTTCTAACTCACCATCAGTTCCTAACATAATTGAACCATTACCAATATTAAAATTTATATCTCTATCTTGAGTATCTACAAAAATATGGTCATCAACTGTTACATTAATACCTCTACTAGCATCAATAGAAAATTGCCCATCGGTTATAAATCCAATATCTTTTTTAGCAACAGCAATCATTTCTGCGTTTTTAGCTGATAAAATAATTCTGTCTGAATTCAATAAAATCTGATGTCCTCTTAACTCAGATGGGTAATTATAAAATGATGGATACTCATTTGATGTTGGTAATTTGTAATCCAATAATCTATTTCCACTTCCTAAAAAAATGATATTACCATCTTTATTTATATCTTCCTCAGTAGATACACCACTATCATTTGTTTGAGATTCACCCGATTCACCATTTCTTATTGTTATGTTTGGAGAAAATTCATTATCACCATTATTATATGCACTAAATCTTATAGATTGTCCAAATCTACTTTCAAATAGATAATCTCCTTCATAAAGTTTTAATTTGTGTAAATTTAATTGTGGTTGAAAATAATCACCATATGATGATGTATCAGTATCGGTTTGAGAACCTTCAGTTCTTGATATTCCAGTTGCTTGTACTTTACTATATCCTCTAGCATTATTTGTAGATGCACCCTTTTCTTTTTTCTGAGTAGCTGATATTTCGTCTGTACTTGTATTAATGTTTGGTAATGGTGAACCTATTATTCTTTCATATGCATAACCACCTCCTTCAGGATTTACAATTCTAACTGTTTCATTTACTGTTGGTAAATCAATGATTGATTTATCATATGGAAATGCTATTGGTAAAGATTCATCTCTCTTATTTGCACTATTTGATAATCTAAATTGTATCGCTCCAATATATTTTGCTTTTAAATTATCATCGATTTCTAAATCATCTAACAACGGGTCATCTATATCTAAAATAATTTTATAGACAGTTCCCATCGAACCCTTATCTTTCAATCTATGTTGTTGGATTTGATTTGAAGTTATATTAGCTAATCGATTAAATATAGACATTTACTTTTCTATTTTTTGCTTTAGTTCTTCAACATCACTTTCGATATCATCCATTCTACTAACTTCATCTTGAACTTGTTCAAT